CTTACGCTCACCGATACCGTCACGATTGCAAACGGTGCCACGACATCGGGTGCGCTGGCGATGCAGGCAAGCCGAATCCCGCTTGCGATCCTGATTCCAGCGGCCATGACCGGCACGGCAATGACGTTCCTCGCGTCCAACGATGGCGGCACGAACTACTACCCTGTTTACTACGAATCAACGTTGTATTCGGTCACTATTCCAACAGCCGCGATCCGGCATATAGCACTTGATCGCAGAGCGTTCGAGGGTGCTCGGCTTATTAAATGCGTTAGTAACGCGACGGAACTGGCAGCACGTACCGTTGGAGTAATTAGCGGCGAATAATGGCAACCACAGTCGGCAAAGCATTGAGAACGAAACTCCTAAGCTACTCAGGCATTTCCAGCTTGATCGGCTCGAGGATGTATTTGTCTGCATTGCTCCAAGAGTCAGCGTTGCCAGCGGTTGTTTTTACCAAGCTATCGACGCAGCGAAACCACGTCATTAGCGATGTGACAAAGCTCTCGCATGCCACTTACCAGTTCGATTGCTACTCACTCACCAAGGACGAAGCCGACAGCGTTTCTAAAGCGATCCAAGACAGCGGCATTTGTGCTTACCAAGGCACGACAGCCGGAATTTACTTCTGCGGCACTGAGATATCAGGCGGAGAGTACGACGGCGACGAATCGCCAACCGATGGCAATCAAAAGCATCGATACATCACTTCGTTCGATTTACAAGTTCATTACCAGGAGGCCTAAAAATGCCAGCATTAACAGTACCAGTAACCGGCAACGGTGCCACAATTTCAGGACTTGGAGTGACTACGTTTCTGACTTCAATCAGTGCGGCAAAGATCGGCCAAACACCGCTCGACATCACTGTTTTGGCAACAACTGGATTCAAGAAAATGCGTCCAGGCGACTTGCGAGATTTGCCAGAGGTGACGGTCGAATTCTTTTGGCTCGGTGCTGCTCCTCCGATTACTACGACTATGATTCCGACGAGCGAACCATACGCTGGCACAACGTTCACAATCACTTATCCAGGTGCTGGATCTTTGGCCGGAACCGCGTTCGTAAAGAGCGTTGATTTCCCTGCACCAAAGAACGGCGAAGTGATGAAGGGATCGATGACGATCCAGTTTGACGGTGCAACTGGTCCCGCATTTACGGCAGCGTAATCTTATGATCAAAGCACAACTAATAACCCACGAAGCAATCGGCGTTGACGGCAAGCCAATCGAATTCGATCAATGGTTTATCGTCGTCGATGGCGTCAATCTCGGTCTTCTTTGCAAGCGGCCTGAGTCAACAATCATGCCACTGCTCGAAGGCAATAAACTGAGCGACGAGCAATGGATTCCAATCGTTGCCGAATGTGCAACGCTTGCGGGCCATGTCGTCAATCCGCCTTTCCATTTCTATGTTCCTCCTGACGAGGAATTGGCCGACGACGAAGAGGACGAAGAGGATACCGATGACGCTAGTTGATAAAAATTCGATCGACTCAGTTTTGTCGATGCCACTGAACGAGCAGACTGTTGAGTTCGAAGGCCGAAAGTATCGACTGATCGAACTGAACGAAGAACAAGCGGTCAAGTACGAGCTTGAGTTGCAAGACAAGAAGGGCAAGTTTGACGTTACGAAAGTTCGTCGAACGATGATTGCCTATTCTTGGGTTGACAGCGAAGGAAACCGACTCGTTACCGATCCTGACAAGCTCAAGACGATGCGGCGATCACTCGCAGGCTATTTGTACGAGGCTTGCCAAAAGCTCAATCGGTACGATCCTGGCGAACTTGAGGGCTTAGTAAAAAACTCCGAGGCAGCCGCAAGCTCCGACTAGCTTACCGGCTCGCGTTGGAATGGGGGATAGTCGACGTAGACGCATGGCTGCGAACTCTCCCAAGGGGTGCGCTCGACAAGTGGGCTGAGTTCGATTCGATCGAGCCAATTGGCGAGCAACGATTGCAGACGGCAGAGATCACGGCATTGCTCCACAGACTTACCGCTCACACGCTTGCAGGCCTTGGGACTGACATGAAGCCAATCGACATCGACGGTTACATGCCTCCAAGATACGTATCGGAAGCGAAGCCCAAGAAGAAGCCAAAAACAGTTCCCGCAAACTCATTTCATTCACTAGCTGCCGCATTCGGATTGAAGGAAATCGTAGATGGCCGGAACGATAAACTTAGCTAACGTTGCACTCGGCTTTGACGCTTCCAAGATCACTCGTGGCGTCGACTTGACCGCTGGTGAGATGCGCAAGCTTAACGGCATCTTCCAGGGGTCAATCTCTAATGTCGACAAGTACAATGCCGAACTAGCGATACTCGAAAAGGGTCGCAAGGCTGGTGCGTTTACGACTGACCGATTAGCACAGGCTGAAGCGTCGCTTGCGAGAAAGTACGGAGAGACAGCACAGGCATCTAGGGCTGCCCACACCTCAATCGGAAGCGATCTTACGCGCACATTAGCCCAATACGCTGGAATGGCGGCAGTATTTGCAGGCGTCAAGAAAAGCCTGAGTCTGGCAGCAGTTGCCGAGACTAACAAAATATCGCTCGAGGTGCTAACTGGGTCGGCGGTCAAGGCACAAATGCTGTACGAGGGATTTGTTGATTTGGATCGAAACTCTCCGCTATCTCGATCATCGTTTTCGGATGCCGCCCAGAAGCTAATTGGATTCGGCGTAGCAGCAGAATCGACGTTGCCAGCTTTGCGACAGCTAAGCGAAATATCAATCGGCAATAATGACAAGTTCCAGTCGCTCGCGCTGGCATTTGGGCAAACGCAAGCAGCCGGTCGACTGATGGGTCAAGAAGTATTGCAGATGATCAACGCGGGATTTAATCCGCTGCAAGAGATCAGCCGAACGACTGGACGCAGCATGGTAGAGCTTAAAAAGGCAATGGAGAATGGTGCTATCAGCTCTAGCATGGTCGGCGACGCGCTCGAATCGGCCACGTCCAAAGGCGGTCGCTTTTACGAGATGAATGAGCGTCTAAAAAACTCGGCGGCTGGGCAGTGGGCAAAGATGCAATCCGACGTTGAGTTGCTTGCAACTGAAATAGGTTCGAACTTATTGCCAGCGACTAAATCGTTCATGGATCTACTGAATTCCGGCCAAGACAAAAGCGGACAGGGTGGAGCGTTATCAACGTTGGCTCAAGCGTTTGGCGTTGGAGCCGAGGGGATCATGGCTCTGGGTTCCGATGCGTTTACGAATCTAGACGGCAACTCCAAAGGAACCAAGTTCGACGACATGCAAGACCGGCTCCAAACGGAGCGAATGACAAAGACGATCAACGCGGAGTTCGTTCACGTAAAAACGAAGGAAGAGAAAGAACGCATAGCTGCAAAGATGGCGGAGCGTCAAGCCAAGGAACGCAAGGAACTTGAGGAGATTGCGAAAAAAGAACAGGAAGCAATCAACGAGAAAAAGAAACTCGAAAAAGAAGCGGCGGACGCCAAGAAAAAAGAGGCAGCGGACAGCCTGAAGGAACTTCAGAACATTTGGAAGGAACTTGGCGAAGAGGAAGAAAAACGCAAGAAAGCGGCTGCGGATCTCGGCAAGTCAATGCTGACTCCGCTCGAAGAATATAAAGCTGAACTAGCGAGAATGACTAGCCTGCTTGCTAGTGGACATATCGACCAAGCATTGATGGACAAAGGCAAAACCAAAGCGGATCAAAAGCTAATCGACAAAGCCAAAAGCAACGACAAGTCGGACGCACTTAGTATCTCGCAAACGATAGCACCTGCACTCAAGGCAGGTTCCGTCGAAGCGTACAAGTTCATGCTCAATCAAAAGGACAAACTCTACGAAGCCGCACAAGAGCAAAAGGCAGTCACCGTCGAGGCGTTAGAAGTAGCCAAAAAACAACTAGCGGCTGCCGAGAATCAACCACTACTGAATACGAGACGATAAATGGCATCAACACTTATAGGGGAAATGCGAGAGGGTCAGGCCAGCGTAAAAAAAGGCAAGGGCACTACGCTTACCTTTACCTCCACGTGGCACTTCCTAGTTGTCACCGACGATAAGTATGTCAGTCGCGAGGAGGTTCTGTTTGGCACGCAAGGCCTCCCGTTCGTCGGACTTATCTACGGCGTAATCCAAGCAATATGCACTGGCATGGACGCAGTGCGACGAAAAGAGAATCCAATCTACTGGGATGTGACGGCAACGTTTGACACCGGCAGCGAATCGCAAAAGCAAAGCCAAAACGATCCAACAAGCAACGACCCGACAACATGGGTTCCGGTGTTTATCGTTGATTCGTTTGAGACACGAGACAAGGTTCTGAAAATGGACAAGTCGCCAACGCCAAAGGCATGCGTCAACTCAGCTTTAACGCCGTTCGCAGACCCGCTTACCGAAACGCAAACGCTTTGCTCGTTTTCATTCACTCAATTCGAATCGGTTTCGTTGACACTCAATCAAATACTTGACCGAAACGAGACGACAAACGAAACCGCATTCGTCGGGTACGCAGCAAGAACGCTCAAGCTAAACGTAACGCAAGCGGAGCAAGGATACTTCGTTTCGACCCCGGCGTGGCGTCTGGAGTATCGCGTCACATACGACCGCGATACTTGGGACGAAGAGCGGTTAGACGTTGGGCCAACCAACCTAACGGGCGAATCGTGCATGGATCAGAAGCGCATGCACAAGATAGTCGGCAACTTAAACGGATCAGGCGTCCAGATCTACACAGCTCCATCTACGATTACCTTCCGAACCAAGACGCAAATTGAGTTCGCCAGCTTCATAAGGATCGTGTAAATGGCCGTTGAAGTGTACGGAGCAAACGCAGGCGATATGGACAGCCTGCTCAGATTGATCGGGCAAACCCCAAGCCCAGTCAACCGACAAGAAGTATCCGACGCAACGCGACTTGTCCTAGCCTACACAACCGGCGGAGCAACAGCACGCATCGGGACAACACTCGGCAAGGGGACAGCAACGATGCGATACCTGGCAGTGTCGGGAGCCGATCGCGTATTGACGGCAACCACCGACACGGCAGCCATCGACTTTTACAATTTGGCGACAGTCGCAGTCGGAACCAACAAATACATCATGCTATTGAGATTCGGCGATGTGTTGGTTGTCAACTGGGAGGAGTGCTAGTGGCGTGCCGAAAGAATTCTCCTGGCAAACCGTGCTGCACAGAAACACCGTGCCCTGAATTGTGTCCAGACCACGTAGCCAAGGCAACTTACACGGCAACGATCACGGGCCTACCGATCACAAGCGTTACTCTTGCTAAGTCTGGCAGCACATGCAATTTTTCCGGCAGTGCTTGCAGCGTAGACTCGACGGTTTTACTTAATGACTGGACTGTGGACGGTGGGACTCTCACGATACCAGCGCCAACATGGCCGCCTCACAACCATTGCGGATGTTGCCACAATCAAACGTTTGATTGGGTCAAAACCGCTTACGTCACAGACACTCGATACGCTCGAAGGAGACAAGACGGAAGCTACGTTTCCGTGACGCTGTACGATGTCGGAGGTGGCATGTTGCGGCTGCATGCGTCATGGGCACCACGATCTATCTACACCCTCGGCTGCATAACGCGACTTCGGGCGGGATATATCGTTTGTACGCTCAATTGCGGGCAGCCACTGATTGAGGGTTCGGGCGGCGTTGAGCAATATGAAATCGAATCCACGGTGACATGCGGTGCGCAAGTCACTGACACGGCACCGGATCTTACGTTGCCGGGATTGCCACCGTGTTTATCTGCGACAGGGTTTTCGAGCTGCCTTTGGGATATCGGCACCGCACCACCGTACATCACTAGCTTGGAATCCGTATTGATCGGCAACTATGATACGTCAAGTTCCTTTGAATATTCTGAGGCGATGTACCACGTACTGGACGCAAACGATTGCGCTGAACTTCTCGCACTAATCGACGAGCCATGCAATCACGTATTTGTCAATATCTACAAAGCAGTGACGAGACTGTACTTGCAATCGTGCTCGGGATTTGCGTTTTCCGATTGGTTGGCGTGCGTCGATCCGCTTCCTCCTGTCGTCGAGTTCGGTCCGTACAATTACTACAGTGAGCCGTTTGCCTGCGATGCTATTCCGGTCGGTGCTATCACACTCAACCGAGAGCCGTTCACTGCGATTAGTGCTGGTTCGTCAACCTCCACGGTTTGCGGTCAGACGTTTACCCGCGTCACGCCTGCCGTCCCTGCTTCAATCACGATCACACTAACATGATCGTCTACACGCAATCGCGAATCTGTGAGCATTGCGGCGATTTGGTTATCAGTCCATGTTTCTGTAAGGGGCCACCGCCGAACGCATTTACTCCCCAAGTAATCGACGAACAGGGAGTAGACGTTGCCGTTTACCACTCGCTCTGGGCCGAGTGCCACGGCAAGCAAGATGCGAATCCAGAATGGTTTGCGGGATGGTGTGGCAGAGTGCCTTCGATCGGTTGCGGCTGTCGAGAATGGCTGAAGGATTATCTCGTGGCAAATCCTCCCGACTTTGGCGAGGGCTGGTTCGAATGGATTTGGCGACTCCATAACGCAGTTAACACCAAGCTTGGCAAGCCGAGTGTTACGAGTGATGAGGCGTCGGCAATCTACCTTCGGATCATATAGCCAAACTCAATCCGATCGCCGTTTATTGCGTCGCTTAACTTCCTTTTTCGTCGCTTCGCGGATCAATGCACTGAGCGTCTCCCCGTCGTCGCAGACCGCGATTGCAGCCTGCTTTTCGTCGGCTGGGAATTTGACCGGGACGATTGCGGACGGGCCTGTGTCTAGGGATTTCGGCATTTTAGGATGCTGCCATCGCTGCGTCAGCTCCCGACTGGCAACCTTCGCAATATTTGCTCAGCAATTCTTTGGCTTCTTGGGACGATTCGCAGCCATCCCACCCAAAATTCTCGCGTGCAAAAGTCGGATCAGCATTGATCAGCATGCCGTCCCAGCCCTCGCATCCGGGTTGGTTCGAGCCGCTTTCGCTGGCCATTTCGCTGCCGTGAATGACGCCGAGATCAAAGGCTTCTTGTGATGTAAACATAATTCAATTCTCCAAAGATCCTGAGTCCGTCAGGCCGGGCATTGCTGCGTGGTGATTATTCTTGGACAGTTAGATAGTTTGTTTGTGAACTATCCATGTCGTTTTGCTTCGCTTGCCAATCCGAACAACTTTGGCTAGCTGAGCGGTTGCTTCCAACGCGTCCTGGGTATCGAGCCTGATACGGCGACGCGTCCTGGGGTCTTCCCATCCGTTAATTGTCTCGATCAGATGCCCGCCGTCTCGCAGCCAGTCGAGCATCTTTACTTGGTGTTGCGTGAGCATTAAAAGCCACCGGTTACTTCGACCATTTCGTGCGGCCAGCGATACATTCCGCCGTCGAGATATTTCGGTCCGGAAGCTAGGTTGTCTGCACTCAGGTTCTCAGAGATCGTCGATGTCTTCCAGCTGATCTGACCGTCACGAAAGGTTGCGACCTTCGCTACCCGCACTAAACCGCTACTGACTTTGATGATGTCTCCAACCGCAACTTGTGATGCTTGTTTTTTCATTTTTCTGTCTTTCGAGTTGGGCTGAATTGAATAGGTTTTGTACCTATATAAACAGGCCCGATTTCGCCGGAGTTTCTAAAGTGGATTGGGGGGATTCGCACCCCAGGAAACCACCGCCTTCACACTACTGTCGTTTCCGTTTTTTCGTGCTTACGGTTCTGCATGTCCTACCACGCCGCCAATCCGTGTCTCCGGGGTTGTGCTTTGTACCCGGACCCCCGGCACCTACGGGGACAATCACTATTGCGGCAGTAACCACCGGTCCCTTTTCAGTTGGGGACAATGCAACTCCGAGATTCAGGTACTCGGAAACCAGTGGAAAGAGTAATTAAATTCGCGGTACACATCCCCGCGAATCAGTCCACTGACCTGGATGTTTCCTCCTTGCCGTCCGACACACTAGCCGCACTCAATGCCATGCACCACAAGCGCAAGGACCCTTATCCATGTCACATTTGATTCCGGCATTGCTGCCGTAATCTTTTGCTAGTTGCCGCTCTAGTCGCATGCACTTAATCACTTCCTGGCAGTAGAGCGTGTACCACTCCACAGCGGATTTCCCGTTGTAGACGACCCCGCAGTTTGGGTTAATCGCGTGCATCTCATGCAACTCTTTATTTATGTCTCGTGGCATTATCTTTCCCTTCCTCCGCAGTCCAAAAACAACCCCGACCGGATTTGCACCGGCTGGCATGGCTGACGCTTTACCACTCGTTTTATCCCACGTTCCGATCGCGCTCGGTTGACGTGTTCGCGTGTACCTACCACGCCGCAGGGTTGTTTTCCGCACTCAATTTAAACTGGCTGGTAGTGTCTGGTTGCCAGCCGCAACGGTCGATAGGTCGAACACCTGACCCGAGGGGGATTTTATAGCCCCTCTGCTTCCTTACGTTTGCCCTAAGTAAACGAAAACTCGTAGAACAATTGCCCCCAAAATTAACGCACCCACTACTTCCAAAAAGCAATTCCAAAACAGATGTGGGTCGCCAGAATTATCTTCGCACAAGAATCGATCGTCGGGATTGCCGTTAGAGTACGGCTGATTAGATATTTTGTTTGGCATGGCTCAACACCTCGGTAAGCGTTGCGGGGCTTTTAGTGTGAGCTGCGTGCAAGTATTGACGCGGGCCGTGGGCGAGTCAAGTGGGTTGTCGAAGCGATGGCAGAATCACCAACGTGTCGGGCATCAACTGCGGATCAATATAGCTCTCCCGCGTTGTCCTGCTATCCCGATGGTTTGCAAGTTTTGTTCCCTGACCCGCTTGCTGAGATTCTGCCCACGTCACAGCGGACCGGCGGAAGTATTTGAACGAGCCTTGAATTCCGTTTTTCCTTAAGATTGTTTGCATGTGATTGTAAAACTTGCGACGGTTCGATCTCAACGGCCAAATCAATCTACGTTTCGGACACTGGGCCATCGATTGATTGATCAATTGCATCGTGGATTGATTGAACTGGACGTAGTGCTCGCGTTGCGTTTTCGATTGCACGATTCGAAGGAAGCCGCATCCGTCACGACGCTGAATCCAGTCGTTTTCAACTGACATCAGATCACCCAGTCGCAACGCGGAATCCCATGCTGCACTGAACAGCGAGGACCACCACAGGCCAAATTCGATTCCGTTTATCCAGTCTCGCTTGTCAAGCTTGACATTCGTGACAAGTTTCTGCACGGTCTCCATAGTCCAAGCAATTGGACTTTTCTTCGGCACCACAATTTTGCGAAACGGCTCAACCGCTGGTGCTAGTCCAGCTTCGTGAGCTGCCGTCCAAAGCGTTCGAAAAGCCGACCGTCTGCCGTACTGCGTTCGAGGTGTTGAGTCAGTCGATTTCAGCCAATCGACGAATGCGTTTGCCGTCTGCTTTGTGATCGCTTCGATGGGTGTCTGCATCGTCCGGTCGAACTGCCTGGCGGCTGGCAGGTAGTAGCACTGTTGCGTTGTCTCGCGGATGCCTACCGCGTGATTGGCGAAGTAAATACGTGCGAATTCTTCTAGTTTCATGGTGGGTTCTCAAGGGGGGATTTAAGGCAAGAGTCCATCCAAACTAGTTCAGCCCGAGAGGAAATCAACCAACTCTATCGGGCACCCGCAACTATGTCGGGGGGTTGTAATCGCAGGTTTTCTGACTATGGGAACCGTGATGATGTTGAGGGCATCGACACCCCCCGCAATGGAGGTTTGGCGTAAATTTGCAGAGGTGGCGAAATTGGCAGACGCACTGGCTTGAGGTGCCAGCGGACTAAAAATCCATGTGGGTTCGACTCCCATCCTTTGCACTAAGTGACATAGGCAGGACGTTGGTTTGATCCAAATCACGGTTCAGCCTGCTTGTGTCGCTTTTTTACCTTACTCAATTGCATAACGTTTAGCAAGGAGTTATTATGAAAGACATGATTACAGCAACAGAGGCCGCAAAACTCATTGGATGTTCGCAGTCCACCGTATCCCGGTGGGCCAGCAAGCTGGGTTACGCAGTCAAGTACGGAAGTTCCCTGGTGCTAACTGAAAAGCAAGTCCAGGAAATAGCCAAGAAACGCAGGCTCACGATAGGCAATCCAAATTTCGGGAAAAAATAATCCCAACACCTATTGCATGACGATATCGAATAGGGTAGAACTTTAGGCACCTGAGACACAGGACGGTAGTTGTAAGCACTGAACCGCGAACAACTACTGGTTACGGATCACTCTTAATTAGCACGGCCTAGTTTCGGCCAAGGATGCTGCAATGGATTTATCTGAATTGGGGTGCAATCTTGGCTGACCTTACCCCACGCGCTCACGTACTTTTATCTCATGCCAACGGCAACATGCCTTGGTGGCAAGCGCTTGCTGAACTGATAGACAACGCTGTCGACGCTGGAGCCAAGCGAGTCTCAATCGAGAGGTCTGGAAAGACGCTTCGGATTAGCGATGACGGAAAAGGAGTTGAGGATGTGTTGTCTTTATTCCGACTCGGTGAGCATCGCAAAAGCAGTAGCACGAAATTAGGCCGCTACGGCATCGGAGCGAAAGACGCATGGTTGTCTTGCTCGGACGTGATGAAGGTT